AACAATAACTGTAACCATAAATGATACAGACCAAAAAATTATGAAGAATGATTTATTGGATTTGGATGCTTGGGTACAAGATGCTGTTATAGGAAAGAAGAACAACACTTGGAAAAGATTTCAAAGTGAGTGGACTAAAAAGCTGATGGATGATGAAAGTTTTACTGATGCTATTCCTAGTAACAAAACAGATTTTGTTAATCTTGTTACAGCTCGACCTGATTACAAGGACAGAGTAGCAAGAGATGCAGAAGCACAAGGATAATTAGATGGCACAGATTAAAACAAACTTACAGTATGGAGTAACTGGCTCTTTGCAAACTGGCAGTATTGCTGGAGATGCAATAGATGGCACAAAGATAGCTGATGATGCAATCAATAGTGAACATCTAGCTGCTGGTGGAATTGATGATGCACACTTGGCTACTGGAATTTCATCAAGTAAATTATCTGGAGCTTTACCAGCTATTAGTGGAGCAAGTCTAACTAACTTATCGGCTGGAAAAGTTTTGCAAGTATCTCAAAAGGTATTTGCGGCTGCTTGTGGAGTTACCACTACTTCATCATTTCTTTATTGTTCTCCTATGGAAAGAGGATTTGCTTCTTTAGCTTCTACATCAAGCAAAGTTTATATAATTGCAGATGGTGGAAGAATGGGTGTAGCAGACGGAAGTGCTTTGTACAAATTTTACGGAAGAACTGGAAGTAATTCCTTTGCTTCAATTATGCAATATGGAATGGATGTCGACACTAAAAATAGTTCTGATTTTGGAACAAAATATGCTCCTTTAAGTTTTTCTTACTTATGGTCGCCAAATACAACTGACAGTATAGATGTTCAGTTATGGGCGTTAGGTAGTGCTGGTGCTGAAGTAAATGCAGCAGACTGCCAAGTATTTTTAACAATAATGGAAATAGGAGGATAAAAAAATGGAAGTTAATCTTAAAACAATGGACACTCCACCATTAAAACATCACGCAGTTGCCTCATTAAAACCAGACGCTTTATTTACTTGGGCTGGGGAAGAAATAATTTGGCATGATGGAAATCCTACAAATATTACAGAAGAACAAATAGCAACTAAACTAGCTGAATTAGTTACTGAATGGGAAACTCTTGATTATGCAAGAAAAAGAAAAATTGAATACCCCTCAATATCTGAGTTAGTCGTTGCTCTTTATGACACGGATGACAAGTCTGCGATTGAAGCTAAACGAGCAGAAGTGAAAGCGAAGTACCCTAAACCATAATGGCTAAACGAAGAATAAAAGAGAAACCACCAGTGGCTAAATTATTAGACGTAAGACTGGTAATTCAGGTGGGAATGATTTTATTTGCCATAGTTGGGTTTTATTTCACAACGAAGTCAAGATTAGATGTGATTGAAAACAATATGACGGAGATTAAAAGTTCATTGACGGACAGCAGAATGGTCAAGGTTGAGTTGAAACTTCAAGAACTGGAAAAGGATTTAGGAAAAATGAATATGGAATTAATGTCATTGGAGGACTGGCTTGATGAGGAGCTTAGGCATTAGAAGGTAGCTCTTATTTCTATGGAGATTAAATATGAAAACAGTTTTTTTATTGCTGATGCTTATATCATCGCCTAATCAATCAACTGTCAAATACAATGCTGTATTGTATTATAATGATGTTGAATGTGAGATAGCGAGAGCTGGGTATATGGATGCGTATGAAAATAAAGGCAGAGATTACAAGGATGCAATAGTAACAGAGGCATTTTGCATTCCCTTTGATGCATTTCCATTAATTAAGACTAAAGGTATAGGAGCTTGAAGTGGCTGAACCTACCCAAACTAATCGTGAGGATATCATAAAGATTAATGGGGAGCTGCGATTGATCCATCAGAAGCTGGATAATCATATTACACATATGAGTGCAAAGATTGATACCATCTTCAAGATTGTTTGGACAGTGAGTTTTATGGTTCTAGGTCTTATACTAAAGGCTATATATTTAGGATTAGTTTCCTAAAACACAATGAAGTTTAAAGGACACAGGGTCCTCATTATTGGGGACACCCACGATAGTCCTCACATACCACAAGATCGTTTCATATGGATTGGCAAGTACATTAAGGATCACTCTCCTGACTACATAGTTCATATCGGGGATTGTGGCAGCTTTGACAGCTTATCCCATTTCCAAGCCAATGACACGCAACAGGGAAAGCTGAAGGATGCCTACCTTGTGGACCTTGAATCAATGCGTAAGGCTCTATCAATATTACATAAATACATAAAGGACATTCCCCATCACATATGCTTGGGCAATCACGAAATGAGGGTTCATAAGTTCGAGGAACGAATCCCAGAGATTCAGGGCATTATGAAGAAAAGCCTCTATAATAGTTTCTATGATTATGGCTGGACTGTGTCAGAATATGGTGAGTTTAAATACATAGGTGGTGTTGCCTTCGTTCACGCTCCACTTAATATTATGGGTAGGGAGTATGGTGGAAAGAACGCTGAAGTGCAGATAGCTAATGATTCTGTTCACGACTTGGTGTTCGGACACACCCATAAAGCTAGGGACTGGAAGGCAATTAAGATAGGAAGTAAGCAATGGGTACGGATAATAAATGTCGGTTGCTCTTTGCCATATGGTCATATAGAGGAATACGCTAAATTGAATATGAACGGATGGTCTTGGAATATCACGGAAATTGGTATATGGGACAATCATATTCAAGAAAACACATTCATATCTATGGATAGATTGGAGAGAGAATATGGAAACAATTAAAAAACAATGGAACAAGCTATCTAAAAAAGGAAAGATAGCTTCAGTTATTTGTGTTGTTGTGGTGGCTTATATCATTTATAACAATATCTTCTAATGATTCAGTTACTAGGAGCTATCGGTCCGATTGCAAAGTTGATTGCAAAGACTGTTGACAAGGCTGTACCTGACAAGGACCTGAAGGCAAAACTAAAGCACGAAATTAATACCCAGCTCTTGACATCTGGTACGGATGAAATGAAGGCTGCTTCAAAAATTATTTTAGCTGAAGCTCAAAGTGGTTCGTGGCTGACAAGTTCGTGGCGACCAGCTCTTATGTGGATTTGTATCATTGTCATTTTCAACAATTTCATCTTGATGCCATTCATTAATATCATTTTCGGTACGAGCTTGATCCTTGAGATACCTGATCCTATGTGGAATCTTTTGACCATTGGCGTTGGGGGATATATTGCTGGGAGAAGTGGTGAAAAAATCGCACAGAAGTGGAAGGAGAACGGCTAAAGAAGCCTTCTCGGTATCATTTATCAATAAATAAATAAACCTCTTATACGGGCTTAAAAACAGGCTTTAAATTGATTTCATCATTTGGGCTAGTTTTTCTGCCCGTTTAGGTGTCTGTTTAGCCCATTTGCTGTCCAACATCTCCAAGTGTGCCTTGTCCCAGTCGGATTGTTCAATGGCTTTCCACATTTTCTTGAACTTGCTGACACCTTTTCGCCCTAATTGAAAAACCATCTCGGTTATTATTGACAATGCTCTCGGATTCATATTGCCGTGTAGCTGATACAGTTGTTCAGCCTCTCTGCAAGATACCCTGAAGTCGAAGTCAAATTGCTTTTCAAGTAATTCTTTCTTGTATTTCTTATCGTCAATCCATCCCTCGTCATCATAGCAGAGATGACCATACCCTATTGTGCGTTTTCCAGCAGAACAGATGTATACTGTATCTCGGTATCCTTCGTGTTTCTTGATGCGATCCTTTGTAGAATCAATTAAGTTTGTTTCCATTAGCAACATACCTTTGAGCCTCCAGTTCAGCCAATGCGTGTTTCAGAATTTCTTCGGTAGTATTACTATTTCGATATGCTTCTGACAAGTTAATTGCTGCTGAAATCAGGGCTACCTGTGTTTGAATTATTCCGTGCCTGATGACAAATGTGTTGTCAATAAGGCTGAAAAGGTTCTTCATAGTAGCTTGAACCTCATCCAATGTTATTTGATGTTCTTCCAATTCTTTCTGCAATCCTTCGATCATTGAATGAATATAGTTTATCTTTGATGTTAGGCAATGCACATTGGGGATGCTTAACAAATCAGGAGGAAAAGAAAGCATCCCCGTAAAGCACCACTACTGTAACATTACAAATACAATATGGGATAATTCCCGTAGTGTTAAGTAAGAGGTGTGATGCTCTTTCGTGGAGAGCGTGACGGGATTTTCTTTTATTCACGATTATACTGCTCGTCAGCAGTACCCTCTCTCCAAGAAATTATTAAAATGGTATGTCAGCCTTGTCTATCTCCTTCTCTTGAGGAGTTTGACTACTAGCTTTCAGCTTTTTCATCTCATCAGCTATTGGTGCAGATGATGTACCATTGCTTGAATTTTTAATTAATCGGAAGATTCCGTCAAAGCCTGTTACCACTACTTCAGTAATAAACTTTTTAGTTTCGCCTGATTCATAGCTTCTGTATTCAAGGGTTCCTTGAACAAAAACTGTTGCTCCCTTCTTTGCATAGTTTTCTATGAAAGTTGCTAGTGTCGGCTGAAACACCACGACATTATGCCATTGTGTTTTCTCTTGCCATTCCTCTCCTACTTTTATCTTCTTGTTTGTCGCTAGGTTGAGCTTGGCAAACTTTGAGCCAAGTTTTGATTCCTTGATATCAGGATCACTACCCAATCTACCAATCAGAGTTACTAGATTTATCATTACGCTTCTCCTTTGTTTCTTTCATCTAATCGTTTATCAATTAACTCATTGATTTTGGTTACTGATAGATGCTTAAATATTCTATCATCTACCTTTGTATCACATCTGTCGTCAAAGACATCACTAATTTTTTGATCAATTTTATCTTCAAGACTGTCTATCGCTTCTTCTAGTTTAGTTTCCACTTCTGAATCTAAATTGCTGTCCAAGTAATCTTGTGCAGCTTGTTCTGCACTTTCGATTATTTGGGATTCTATATCACTCATATAGCTCCTAACTGTATTTTTTATTGTAGCATACTAGGCAGTAGTAATGTTGTACTCCTTGCCAATGAACTGTACAAATGTTGTCCATTACATATGATCTGCTACAGCTCTCGCATTCATATGTTAGTTTCTTCTCCTTAATTGCTCTCTTTCTTTTTAGATCGAGATGATAAATTTTTGCTTGCTGTTTCATATAAATTCATCCATTTCTCTCTAGGTCCATAGTAGTAGGCTTTCGTTCTCCTATAAGGATGCATTAAAGCTGTCTGCCAATACCATTGAGAATAAAAGGGTAAGTAACTATCCCAAATTTTTCTTTGTTTTTCCGTCACTCACAACTTTTATCTTGGATTTGTTTACAATGGAATCATTAATTTCCTGTGTAATCTTTTCGACATACTTACTGCTGTCGTGCATACCAAGAAATACATCTGCACTTAATCCCAGATGGCTTAAGCCTTTTGTCAATGCATCCGTCATAGCAATCTTTGGAGCTTCATCTCTTAACGCTCCAGTCTTTGCATATAGTTTTTGGATGGAACATACTGGACCATATGAATATTCGTCTTTCTTGCTCATTATGTCCTTCCAAAATATCATTACTTGAACGGATACGAATTTTTCCGTGAAGTTATAGTTGGCTTCCCACTTCCATCCGTGTCCTACGGGACCGAATAATTCAGTCATCTTCATTATCTGCCACATTGGATCAATGGTAGTGATATCACCGAATCCCTTGTTCACCCTTGTCGTGAATCTTGGATCGGTCATCTTTAATTCATTCCATATATATTTATTAATGATATGATCTTGTTCTTTATTCATTACTCTCTCCTTCGTCTTTTAGGTATTTCCACACAATAGCATTTTTACCACTTGCGTTTTTTCTTTTTGATTCAGTTTCCTGAATACACTCTAGTATTTTCAGCTCACTAAATCTTGGTCGTACTGATAATATGCTTAAACTTAATAAGTCAGCTACTTCATCAGGTGTTGCTCCGTACACACCCTTGTTCTTAATTATCTGCAGAGCCTTTTTTCTGATCGATTTCGCCTTCGGCATTATATCTTGTGCTGCCTCCTTGCTTGTCGTCAGGTTCTTGTAGCCCGGCGAGAACGGATACTTGTATGTTTCCTTTGTCATTAAGTTTCTCCTGTGTAAAATTCACCCAGTCCATATGGTCGGGTGGCTCTTGATCTTCCAAGACCATTTTCCAAAACAGCATTTCTGCTTTCAGTAACGCCCATTGGAAATCCTCATCCTTCGCTATGTCGAGGATTTCGTATTTCATATTGCCGTAAAATACTGATAACACAGCATTTTCCAGCTCTGTTACCAACATATAATGTTGCATTTGAGGATAATATTTTTCAAATATTTTTTCCTGTTTCATAAATGCGTTGGTATGTTTTGCATCCCAAACAGAATAGTTTGTAAAATCTCCTTTTCCATCAGGTCCATAGGTCAGGGCATCTAAACTTGCTGTCATATAAGGTCGCCTAATATTTTTTATGATAAGAGGTTCACTTAAATAATTTCCAGTCTGTTCCATATACCATTGTCGGTTCAATGATTCGGTATGGATTCCCATTCGTACTGGAAGAACATTGTTTAAATCTTCCCGTTCCTTGAAACCCTTCTTCTCATCATATAAATTTCTCCAATCACCAGCTACTATACGAGCTGCATCAGTCCCCCCGATTCCTTCGGGCTTTGTCTTTAAGATTTGATAGGGTAGTTCCGTAGATACTTTTTCTTTGTTTGAAGTTTTCTTTTTTTTCATCTTCCTCCTTAAGCATAGCTTTCACTATTTCATTGTATTCTTTATAGGGTATCTGATTGCTCATCAATCTTTCATAAAATTCTGCTCTCATATCAGGGTTACTAAATTTTCTTGACATAAATTCATAAACTTTTTCCCTAAACCATTTACTTCTTCTTTTTGGATTCTCTAAATTTGGTTGAATATTCCTTCTCATAATTATCTTTCACTAATTCTCTGATCTCATTACCTTCGGTAAAATTTTTTTTTAGATAGGGGTTCTCCTTACAATCCCAGCACATCCACGATCTTAAATTATCGATTGATAAACAAGGAATATCCTTGCAGCTTTCACATCCCTTCGGTCTGTTTTGATTTTTGTAGAACTCCCGTTCTACTGGTGTCATATTATGAAACCAGATACCAGTAATGGTTATCTTTTGTTTTTTCTTTTTTCTTTTAGTGTAAGTTCGCACTTTAAACTATCAGCCCAGCAACAGAATAAGAATCCTGATGGTCTGCGTATACCTACTTCCCATTTGGAAACCAGACCTTTAGCGACACCAAGAATGTCATCCATTTCACACAATGTATATCCTAGTTTATGCCTTCGGGCAATAAACTGTGTAATTAATTGATTGTGAAAATTTTTGCCAAGTGCCAATGCCATAGTTTATGTTATGGCATCTGCCTTAATGTTGTCAAGTTACGACTTGTGTGTTTTTTCCTTCACGAACATTACCTTGTTAGGTTCGCCCCAGTTATAGATATGCTCTATAACTTCAATATAGTCTGCCACACAAGTACAATGCACTAATTTACGACTGTTTAATTTTATTTTTCTCAACCATTTCGCCTTGTTGAATTGCTTTTGAAACATAATTCTCAACATAGCAAACAGGAATGATCTTCTATTCCATCCATCATAGTATGGTTTCATAGAACGAAGATAGGATGCTATGTTCTTAGAATATTCCAAGTCAATGATCTCCAATTTTCCATCCTTGAACGCTTGTGTTCCAGTCATTGAGTATGTTCCATAAATTATTTCCAGCACTACATAGTTCGGTAGCTGGTATGATCTCTTGAACCAATCAAATATATGATAGGGTTTGATATGATAATCCTTCGGGTATTTCGCCTTCTCTATTTCCATATGTGAATGGAGATAGTCTGCAAAATCCCAGTTCTTCGCATTTTTATTTATCTGCCTTATGTCATCAAGACTAACTTTTCCTGATGTTGTTACATAGAACATTGGCAGATTCAGTTCCTTGAGAACAATGTATCTGTGCTGTCCGTCTATTATTTGTTTTTCTTCATTTACAATAATAGGTGTCGGCACATAGTTGTCCATTATGGACTTCCTTAAGTTCAGGACATGACTTTGATTAATCGGTCTGTTGCCTTGTAGGAATTTGAACTGGTCATATTCCTTTGTTACCTTAACAGTTTTTTTCATATCTCTTTCTCCATATGTTATTAACTCGTTCATATAAAACTCTAATCCTGATTTCCCTTTTGGTTCTTGGATCTCGGAGAGCTTTCTTTGCCAACCGATTTTTTAGATGTTTTATTCTTGTTTTTAATTTCATTCCTCAATCCTATTAGTTTTACGATTGCGTTATGATGCATCAGATTCAACTCATTATTAACTGTTCGCAGTTCTCTAATGGTTGAATCTAATTTTTTATTTTCTTTGATTGCTTCTTTATAGAGAGGCTTATAATCTTTCACTCTCAATCGCCTTCTCTTAATTGTGGAAAGCATCTTACATCTTTGAATGAAGTATGTAATGCTCCACAAGAATTGCCTTCATCATCACACATAACCTTGAGCCAGTTGCCATCATCTAAATCTAAATATAGATAAGGTTGATTATCTGTACCTTCAAAATATTCTGGTTCTTTTGACCATTTATTTTTAAACTTATAATACCCTTGATGATGATACACAGCTCTGATAATTTTTTTACCAGCTATGCATTTATTTATTTTAGCTTCCCATTTTTTTCTTAAAGTTTCGTTTGTCATTGAAGTTCATTCCAGTAATTGCTGTTCATCATTGAATTAACTTTAGCCATTCTTCTGTCTTGAACATTGTATACCTTGCCTCTTGTCTTATCAATATGTGTAGCCCAATGGGTAGCAGTTTGATATACGGCAAATAATATCGGACCATAATGATCGTAATACTGCTTGTATATCTCCATCAATAATCCGAGATGATATTCATTCCATTGTTCCTTCCATTTGTTCCAGTATTTTTCATCTGGTTCCTTCACTAAAGTTTTCTTGAACAGATGCTTGACTGCTGGAAGTTCCACTTGAACCTTGCAGAGTTTCTTCATTTGTTCCTGATCTTCATTGAACGCTTGAATAGCTTCTGCTATGTGATTGATTTCTAGGGTTTTTCTTACCTTGTTATTATGACGATTCATAATTCTTATTCCCCATTCTCGTCTAGCACTTCCATTCTTACACCACAGATAGAGTGCATCAAAGTTAAATACCTCTGCTGACCACATATCGTGTGATGATCTCATATTTATTCTGAAAACATTTCTTTCGTTTTCATTATCGTCAAACAGTCTTATTC